CCTATAAACAACTGTAATTGTTTGTTATTTCCGATTTGCTTGTTATAGACTCTTTTTGCAAGTTTAGACCTCGAAGCTGGCAACCTCTTTACCCAACTATCAAAAGTGGCGTCTTTTTTCTTGATATTGCAAGAGCGACAACAGACCACAAGGTTTGCTGTGCTGTGCAATCCGCCTTTGCTCAATGGCTCCAAGTGGTCAAGGCTTCTGTTTTCTTTGTCTAATATTGATCCACAATACAAACAATCATTTCGACTGTTTAGAATTCGATAGCATTCCTTTTGTGTTACTGAGCCATCAGACTGTTTTAGTTGTCTGGCTGCTCTTTTTGCTTTTCTTTGTAGTCTGTCGTTCTTGAATTTTTCTGGATGAACTTCTTGAAAAATACGTTTGCGCTCACGCATTCTCTGCTTAATCTTTTTATATTTTTGAGAATCTTTTGTTTGCCTTCGTAAAGATTTCTCACTTAAGCAAGGCTTGCAGAGTGCGCCTCTTCTGGTCCATCTTCTGTCACCATTTCGTAAGTGTTGCCAAGACCACTGTTGAAATTCAGGTGTCATCAACTGCTCACAAGTCTTGCAGTGAATTACTTCTGCAAGCTTCCGGTTGACGTACTCCTGGTCATAAATGTCCGCCATTACCTCATCTGCTTTCGCAAGGTTTCAAAGCGTTTCCGCTCGTCTTCGAGTTCCTGAATCTCAACGTGGCTGCGGTTCATCGACAAGTGGTTCATTCGGAGCGGTTTGCTTGGGTTGCCAATATAAACAACACCAGGCTCAATCCGACTGCGAGAGTGAACAACCGTACCCATCCCCAGCATGGTGTATGAGCCGATCACACTGTATTGGTGAACGCTGACGTTTAAGCCAAGGTTTGCGTTCCGCATAACGTGACAATGTCCAGCCAGTAAAGCAGAGTTGGCAAGCGTGACGTTCTCTTCTAGAAAACAATCATGAGCAACGTGACTGCCAGCCATCAAGTAAGCAAAGTCACCCACTACAGTTTGCCTCGCAATCCCAGCGTGAACCGTTACGAACTCTCGAATGACTGAGCCTTTGCCGATCTTGACGCCCATCAACTTGCGTCTGCTGCGGTGCTGCGGATCTGAACCAATGACTGCGCCTGGGTAGATTTCGCAGTTCGCGCCTATGTCTAACGGACCATAGAGGCAGACATTCGGCCCAACATTTACGTCTTTTCCAAAGGTAACGTCACCTTCAACGACAACGGTTGGATGGATTTTCATAGCCAGTGCGCCATCAGTTCGGGTTCGATGTTTGGTGGTTTGGGGTTGCCGTGAAAGTAAACAACCTTTGCTTTGTTTCTATGCTCCGGCTGATTTGTCCAGTGAACTTTGTAAGATTGAATCTGATGCTCAAAGACTTGGTCGAGCCGTGTAGCGTTCGAGCAAACCGCACGAAGAAAAGCCATTTCACTCGGTAGGTTCTTGTAGGTGTAATTGATTCCACTTTCTGCTCGGTGTTGCCAAAGATTCCAGATTCTTTTGACTTCAGCAGCACTGAATAGCCCGATCCCGTTGCAGATGGTGTGAGGTTCAAATGGGTCTGTCAGTAGCCCACATTCACCTCGCCAGTTCAGCAGCTCGTCAATGTTGTTGGTGATGAGCGTATCCAGCCCAATGATAAACCTGCGGCCTTTGCCTAGTCCTGGTCGAAAAGCTTCCATGACACAAGCCCAGCCCAGATCCTCGCAGTCGAGCGCAACTTGTGTGACGGTTTCGTTGAAGGTGTATTCTCTGTCCGTCAGGCATATCAGCTTGTGGCTCTTTGTCGTATTGCGCTTAATCGCTCGCGCCAGCTTGTCCACCCATTCAGCAGAGTAGCCAGCATTCGCTGAATAACTCGGCAAGTGCTTTTCTTTGCCATTAAAAAGAATGCAGACAATATCCATTAAGCCGCCACCTTTCGCTGCTTTGAATCCATAATCTGTTTGCGCCAGTAGGCAAAGTTTTTGGGCCAGTGCCGTTTAATGGCGAGTTCGCCAACATACTCGAAGTCAAGCCGCTCGGCCTCGTAATCTGAGCCAGAAACAAAAATCACAAACCACTTAGCCACATTTTTGCTCGTTCGCTTCTTGATGCCGTAAGGTCTGCCGCTTCTGTCTCGCACCACGAAATAGCTATACTTCGTTTTTTTCTTAGCCATGCTCTTGGCTGTGGTGTTCTGCATGGCGTCAGGATTCGCTTGCAGATAACTGAGCATTTGCGTGATAGATCCTCTGGTCAGGTTGCCGTATTTGTCGAGCCGTGCTTCTTCGGATGGGACCGCATACCAATTTTTGGGCAATGCGCCAATCCGGTAGAGTGCTTTCTCGAATCGCTTGTGTTCTCGGTCCTGTCCGGTGATATGCGGCAACAGGATTTCTTCTGCCGTTAGCGAACTGCCAACCACACCTTTGAGGTCTTTAGCGTACACTCTGCCGTTCTGGTCTTTGATAGAATACTCAACAAACAAGCTGCCTCGTCTGCCAGGCTTCTTCTTGTTCTTTGGCACGATAAACGGTGTGGGACGGTCAAAGACGTCTTCCATTTCTTCGTAGAGTGCAAAGCGAACGTCAAACAAAGTGTCGCGTACTGCCTTGCCTACAGCATCCGGCATTTTCTTAGCGACTTGACGCAGATACTGGCGCGGAATCTTTAGTCCGGTGTCTCCTTTTAGCGGCATGGCTTATCCTTTGGCAAAGTTTACAAGCCTTGAAATCATTGAAGAAAACCTTGGTGTTGGGTTTGTGCGTCTGGCAGGATTCGCAAAAACGCATGGACGGTTTTTGTTTCAGTTTCTCAAGCCTCTCTTCTAAGCGTTCGCTCAGAGGCTTTCTTCTGTCGAGCAAGGTGTAAAGCTTCACGTTCTGCTTCCTCTCTCGATAATCCACCATCGAATTGCATGATTGCCGCTCGTTCTTCAAACCAGACGTACAGGTCAGGATCGTAAAAACGTAACCGTTCCACTTCGTCGAAAATCTTTTCATTCATGAGGCGCAGCTTAAGACGTGCGTCCGTAAAACGTCTCTATCGCTTTTGATAAAGCAAGCTTCCTTCGCGTGGTTTGGCAGCACTCGCTGTGGCGACTCCTCAGTTTGGTTCGCCAAAGATTGCTAATCGTCACGCCTCAAAATCCTTGTACAATCGGCTTCCTGTCGCGCCTTCCTGTTGTTGATACTTTCCTGCATACGGTTTAGCGGTTGGTTCATCCAACTGGAAAAAAACAATTTGGCAAATCCGAACGCCTGCTTTCAACAGGATTGGCTTTTCGCTCTGGTTGTACAGTTCGAGCGTAATCTGGCCTTGAAAGCCGGAATCGATGAATCCGGCATTTTGAATCTGCAAACCCAACCTTCCGACTGAACTTCTGCCAGCCACAAAAGCCGCTAAGTGATTTGGGACGCTAATTTTTTCCTGAGTGCTTGCCAGAACAAACTTCGAAGGTTCGAGTAAAAAGTCTTCAGTCTGAACGTGCTGGTAAACGGATTCTGAATCCAAGAACAGAAACTTCTGCTTGACGCCTAATTGGGCAAAGGTGTTGCCCAAGTGCAAATCAACAGAGCAAGGTCCAACCTGGGCGAATCGTGGCAAATGCCCCAACTCTTTGAGTCCATTCAAAGTTTGGTATGAAAGAATCATTTAATCAGCCCAATCAAATTCTGTTGGTGAATAAATCCGAATCAGTCCGGTTTCTCCCCAGCGCTTTGAAGCGTGAACGTCCCAGACTTGCTTGTCTTCACTGAGTAAGGCGTCAATCAGTGCCTTCAAGAGATTGTCAATGTCAGCGGTTTGTCTATGAGGTTTGCCGTTCATTGCTTTCTTTTTCTTTAGGCTCCAGCTTTTCGGCATGGGCAAAATGAATTCAACGGCAAAGCTGTCTGGAAGGTGAAACTTTTGCGTGTGAGCTTGAAGCCGTAAGGTGTCGCAGAAAAGCCGATAGCGCAAAACCTCCGGCCTGACTCGCCACTTATCAGAGCGGCTTTGGCGTGGTTTCGGAACAGGTGAAACATGAAACGTAATCAAGCAGCAACCGTCCTGACTAACTTCGCAAAGTATTGGCTTGGTGAATCGGTTTTGCTCGGTTTGTCCACTTTCACAGGTGTCTCGTCTGTCTTTGTCCAACGTACGATTGAATCTTCATCTAGCCAGAAGCCAAAAGGTGCGCGACCAATCGCCTGAAAGAACTTCTGGCCTCCGCATGGGTCCAAGCGTTTGCCTGTCGCTTTGAGTTCTGCTTCCTTGATAAGCCACTCGTCAGGTGTCTTACAAGCTTGGGTTCGGTTGCTGGTGTTGCGTTGTGCGTAGCTGCGAAAAACGGCAACGGTTGGCAAGAAGTCACTCTTAAACTCTTTGACCATCCGGTTATAACCTTCTTCGATTTGCTCTTCACTCAGATCATCCAGACCAATCTGCCAAGCTTGTGCGAGTTCTTGGCTTGGCTTGGTTTTGTAAATTGCGCTTAGTTTGCGTAGTAGCTCAACGGACTGCATTGACTGTCTCCTTGAAGTTGTTGTTCAATCAAATCCCATTCGTCAGGCTGGTTGCTTGGTGAGGCTCGGCTTGGTGCTTCCCAAGCAAGATAATGCTCAATGTTTGAAATTTTCAGAAAAGTTGCGGCATGCTGGTTGGGTCTGCAATGGTTTGTTCCGAACCTGTCCAATCGGCATTCTTCGAGATAGTTCTCTGTCGATTTCTGAATTTCCTCCAAGTTGAACTTTTTGCGAACCGCATTGAAGTTGCGCTCGGCTTTGTCCGGTGTGCCAGAAGCGGCTGGTTTCTCAGTGGGCAAGGTCTTGATTGCAGCCAGCCAACTCTTCCACCAAATCTTGAAATCAGACGGTGATTCTTTTGGGGGGGATATAGGGGGATTGTCTATAGTGATTGTTTTTAATGATTCCTTATTATTAGAACCCTTACGATTCGTAACCCTTGGAGGTGACGATTCGTAACCCTTACGATTCGTAACCCTTACCGATTGTAATGGTTGGGCAAGAAAGGCTTCCAAGGCTTCTGAATTCAGCCGAAACCATAGCTTTGGAGGTGAGCCTTTCATTTGCTCTGAAAGAATGCCTTTTTCCTTCAAAAAAGTCTTTGCTCTGCGAAGCACTCTTGCCGTGATTCCGATTTCTTCCCATTCGACTTCAGTCTTGTAAAACCAGCCAGGTTGGTTCTGAAATTCGACAGGCAGCCACTCCAAACGGTTCGGGTGGTCTTTGCGGTAAAACTCATCCCACTTCGCAAGTTCTGCCAGTACAACCGCAATCGCTGGGTCTGGACAAGCCTTGAGCAGTTTGTAATTTAGAACAACGTAGTGATTGCCAGCCATCTTGACCTATGCGGCTTCAGTTGCGGTTGCCATCGTCTGAGCAATTTCCTGCTCAACCTGCTTCTGTATCAACTTCAATCGGTCTACCTCGCCATTTTTCAAGTCACCTCGTTTGGCATAGGCATTCGCCAGACTGTTTGCCTCTTCAAGTGCCTCTTGAGTTTGGCAGGACTCAAACTGTTCTTTCAGCAAAAAGAAGGCTTGTGAGCCTTCAGGATTGATGACTTTTGGTGCTGGTGGTTCTTCTTCCTGTGCGTCCGGTTCTGGCGTGATTCCCGATAGGCCAAAGGCTAATCGTATCGCTTGCTTCATTGCAGCATGGCGAAGCATTCGGCTGGGGTATTGTTTCCAAGGTTGGCTTCCTGTGTTGCACTCGCTCAAGAACTCAGTCACCACGGTTGGTCGCTGACGGTCTTTCCGGTAAATCGTTGCGGTGACGCTGATGACTTGGCCTTTTTCATCCGTTGAATGATTGAATTCGATTCCGTCAAACTGCGGATGCTGATTCATAATCTTGTTCCAACCATCCACACTCATCACAACGCTGATGCCACCGGATTTTGCTGGAAATGCGTAGATTTCTCTCGTCAATGGATTCAGGTTGTGTTGCTTCGCTACTGCGAGGAAAGCCGTAACATTCTCAGGTTTTGAGTTGTTAGGCATCACCGTCTTCATTAGAACTTCTTGCAGTTCTGCTGGCTCAATAGCGCATTGTTGAGCGACTTGGACTAAAAGGTTGTCGTTGTTCATAGTTCCTTTTTAAGTTCAGAAATTAGTGTCAATCCATGACATCTTTCGGGATAGCAATGACAAGAAAGTACCTTGCCTTTTAATTTTTCAATCTCTTGCAAAAGCTTGTTTTTGTTTGGGAAATAAAATTTATCAAACTTTTCACAAACTTCATCTCTGTCTCCGTCATCCCCAATCAAAAACGGATTGCCCCACTTTGAGCCTCTGTCAATACGAACAAGGCATTTATTCTTTTCAGCCCATTGCAAAAGGTTTTTATCTCGTTCTTGATTTGCTAAAACCGTCATCCCAGATTCCACATCTGCCTTTCTTTGTTTTTCATCTTCTGTCCAATCTTCATCCGGCTTTTTTTGTACTTCTCTCAAAGCATCCTTCATGGAAACTTTGCCTTCTAATAATAACTCAAAAGTCTCAGGTGATTTTTTTTCTATTTTCTTGGCTTTGCTAACATATTCATGATTAGTATTTAAGGCTTTTGCCGCTTGTTGCAGTGCTTGCTCTTTTCGTTTCTTTGGTTCGTTGTTAGCCGGTTGATCAATTTTTTGATTAACCGCTTTGTCTACTTTTTTGCTATGGTTCCCTCCAGATGCTTGTTGTCGTTTCTTTGCTTCAGCGGCAAACATTGGTTCAATTTTGACAGCAAGTGCCGCTTTTTGTGCTGAAGTTAAATGCCTCCTTTGCATGTTTAGAGAAATCGCAAACTGCACTGGCTCATCACCTTTATATTCTAGGAACGAAACGTGCTGATTTAATTCTTGACAGGCCTTGTAGCGGTTGCGCCCATCTAATATTTTTCCCTCATACAACCAAATCTTGTTAATACATCCATTCTGCTCAATATCAGACTTTAATTCTTTATATTGTTCTTCTCCCATCATAGGCCAAATGTTAGCGATGGGATGGTGTTCAAGTGTTGTTTCTGGTGACATTTTCTGCACAAAACAATGAGGCTGTTTTTGGGATACTCCCAAGGATTTAAGCCGATTCTGTAAAAAGTGTGGTGGATTTGAATAGGTCCATCTGTGGTCCCACATTCTTCACATTTCTTCCCCCTGTCACGAAATAGGGCCATCCGGCAGGATTGCCACTTAGGATGTCGCAACAGGGCAGCATAAAACCCTGGTCATGCTCTAAAAATCGGTGAACATGAACAATAAGAAATGAGTTTCTTTTGTTGTTCTGGTTGCCTAACAAAAACCATTTTTGATAGTCCTTGCTAGATATTTTGGCGTTGTCAAGTAAGGCGTAAGGTGTGGCTTCAAATTTTCTTTGTGCTTCATGGAATTCAAAAGAAACAACACTTTGAGTGTGATTCTTTCCTTGGATGCTTTGCCATCCAATTTGATAAATAAAAGGTGCTTGCTCTTGAGTTGGCAGCCATTCTTGTTCACCATCTTCAGGCCTGTCATTTCTTTGCCTGTCATTAGGTTTAACAACACCCCAAATCTGATTTTTTTCCGGTCTGACTAAGGCAATCGACATTCTGTTTTGATTACAAAAATCAATTGGGTCGGTTTCTCCAGATTGAAGCTCACAAGAGTCTAAAATCTGCAACTTATCTGCTGAGTCTTTTATTGTTTCAACGACTTTAATTTGAGAAGGTTGAGAATAAAAATCATGGTCTAAATAAAAGCTTTCAGGTCGATTGTCTTTTTCATTTTTCTTTAGTTTTACTTTAATACGATTCCACAACCTAAACTGTCGAGCCTCTGCATTAACTGGATAAACGCGAATAAGCCCAATTTCTTTTGACAACCCAATGGCACAAAGCGTTTTTCTGCCGTCCTTGGTTTTGTTTGGTGAGCCTCTGCCCAAAATAATTAGTTCAGTATCCATACTTTTAATTCGCGCCTTCCAGCCAGCTTGAGCTTCCAAGATAAGCTGTATCGCTTACTCCGGTACATGAAGAGGGCTTTTGTTTAGGGAGGACGCCCAAACCGGAAAACCAGAAGGCTTAATCTATAAAATTATCCTCATATTCAGAAGGTTTTGAACCTTCCACCCAGACTGGATTTAAGTATTGCGTGATCTGTCCACCTCTGCGGATGAACGCCAAAATCTCTTCTGGAAACATGGAATCAGCCGGGATCTCACTTGACTTCACACTGGCGTCATTCCACTTTTCTTTGACCTCAACTTGCTTCTTGGCCTCAATCTCTAGCTCTTGTCTTTTCTCAGCCGCCTTGTTGCCGTGATGAACTGCGCGGCATTCAGCAGAACAAAACTTTGCTCTCGACTTGCTCGTCACTGGCTTAAATTGCTTTGAACAAATCCAGCATTTAAGAAGTCGATTGTGGTCTAAGCGGCTGCGGTTTCTCTTAAGGTGAACAAGTCCGTTGCAGGTAGGCGAGCAGTATTTTTGGCTTCCGGCTTTTGGTTGAAATTCCTTTTTACAGACTAGACAATTCTTGGGTTTCAAAGTCCCAGGCATTCTGGGAATCGTGCCTCTGACGTAGGCTCTGCGCTTATCGTTGATATAACGGCATTGCTGACTGCATAGAATGTTGCGCTCAGTCCTAGGCTGGAACACCTCGCCACACTCGACACATGGCCTTGGATCAACGGTTACCGTTCTTTTGTAGTGCTGGTTGTAGCACCTAGATCCACAAAACCGCTGATCCTTACGAATGGGCATAAAGAATTTGCTGCAACCTTCACAGGCAATCTTGACTTTCGGCTTTCTGTGCTTTGCTCGGTATCTTGCCGCATTGTCTAGCTGCAACTGGTAACTGCATTTTTTAGAACAAGTCTTGTGGCTACTGGACTTGCGATTAAATTTCTTGCCGCAAATCACACAGGTTGGCTTGGTGTGCTTGGCCTTCAACTCGTCAAAACAAATCTGTCCGCACGTTCTTTCCTCGCCTTCGGTCAAAAACTTCAGGCCACAATTGGTGCAGGTTCTAATCGTCAATGATTGCCTTGTCGTCCCAAGTGTTCTCATTAAATGGATCGTCCATTCGCTGAATCTTCTCCTCCTGGCTAATGTCTAGCGGCTTTAGGTCTTTACACTTCTGACTATGTCCATCCGGCCTGAACAAGCCACAAACAGGACATTGAAATACTGGCGTATACGATTCGCGCAACGCCTTGGAGTCTGCTTCTGCTCTCCGAACACTTGCCCAATACGCTCGCTCATACCTGCGAGTTTCTTCTCTGAAGTCTTCGAGCGTTCGCATATCTTCGATTGATAAAGAAAAGACGAATGCGCCACCAAAGCTTGCGATACCAGGGCGCTGAATAGTGTGTGATGATTCTGGCCTTGGACTTTTGTTCTGCTTTGACGAACACAGTGAGAACGGAAGGATTTACGGTCATGCTTCAACTCCATGTTGGTGGGGAAGCCTTATTCAAGCTGCTGGCAGACCCCTCCGCCATTACAAAAACAAGGCTTTGATTCCCCATGTAGACTGTTCAATGAGCCATAGCGCTCCAGCCGCTTCTCCCAAAGCGTCAACTCGGTCACTGAGTTGAAATAACTATGGCTCAGTCAACTGTCGCAGTTCTGCGAGTTGCCTTGTCTGCTGTTCTTCTTAATCTTGCCAACTCAACCGCTCGCTCTGCCTGAACTGCTTTGACTGCGGTGTCAGCAGAAATCTTTTTGCTGAGAATGTCTTGATTGAGTAGAACCTCATTCAAGAGGTTGCGAATGCTGGCTAGTTCTTCGCGTAGTTCTTCGTCAATCATTCTGCAACTTCTGCAATATTCTTTTGTCCCAGAGAATTGCGCCTTTGGGGACAAACTGTTTTGAAAAATCTGCAAACTTCTTCTTTCTGTGCCAAGTCCGCAACTGGTCAACAGAAATGCCTGAAAGCTTGGACAATTCTAGTGTTGTAAGTAGTTCCATTCTGTGCTGTAATACCGTTTACAGTTTACCGTTCAGCGTTGTTTCTTCAAATATTGCAGAAATTTGAAAATTAAATCAACGCTTTTTTTGTACTTTTTGCGTGGTTTTTTATGGATGGTCAACAAGTCATTGAAATCTTGAAGAAAAAACTTCAAATCAATGTTGATTACAAGTTAGGTGAAAAGCTTAATTTGGACAAAAGCGAGGTCAGTAGAGTTCGCAGAGGTCATCCAGCAAAAAAAATATTGCAGAAAGTTGAGGAAGTTTTTGGCTTGGACTTTTATGAAGAGGTGAAGGCAGAAATGAACAGAACAGATACAACGACCAACTTGAATCCTGAAGTGCAACTTTTGAAAGAAAAAGAGCGCACAATCAACATTCAGCAAAGCTACATAGAGCGGCTGGAGAAAACCATTGAACGCTTAGAGGAAGACAAAAAAAAACGGAATCAATCAAACGTACCGGAATGGTACAACGAAATGTACAACTGCCCAACAAGTCCAGTTTAGGCTCTGAAGACAAGTAAAATCCTAGCCTGCTCTTCTTTTGTTCATTGTGTTACAAAAAAGCTACACCCCCCCCCAATTTATTCACACATATATTGACATAACCAAATATAAAATTTGAGCCACAAAAACGAAATCGTCCATGACCAACGCCAAAAAGCCTATGTTGGTCAACTATGGATTGGTAAGAAAAGATACCGTCGAGTCTTGATTCGTTTTGTGGATGCTGAAGGCTTAGAGCCTGACCAGTTGAACGCCTTGCTCGTTGAGCGATTTTTGAAGCTCAAAGAGCGGCTGACGCGAGAAGTCGAACGAGCAACTGATGAACAAGGTTTATTTTTCAGTGAGTTGTTGGATTTGTTCCTGGCGCATGTTCAGGCGAATCGTGACGAAAGGACGGTTGGCAAGTATCGACAGCAGCTTAGTCGCTACCAAAAGATAGTTGGGGATTATCGCATTCGGCTTCACACCTCTCAGCTGACTGACAAGTTTGTCTTGGCTTTAAGAAAAGCTGGACTGAATGACCATAGCTGCAACTCTTACCTTCGAGCAGTTCGTGCAATTCTCAACTGGTCTTGGGAACAAGGTCAGATTCCGGCAGCTATTAAAGTCAAAAGCGTTCGCTCGTCCAAACCGCTGCCTGCTGTCTTTTCTACTCAACAACTCGAAGATTTGCGCCAGCATTTAGAACAAGGCTGGAACGTAACCAAACGAAGACGGTTTCTGGTGCTGCTTCGTGCCTGGTGGTTTTTACGCTATACTGGAATGCGTGGTGGTGAGCTTCTGGCGCTGAAATGGGACAATGTTTACCCTGACCGAATCGAACTGCGCTCAACGCGAGATTGGAAGGTAAAAGGCAGGAAAGACGCAATCATTCCAATCGCTGAAGATTTAAAAGAATTTATTCAGGCGCAGGATATTCAAGGCGAGCGTTATGTGCTGGACAACGGCAGAGGTAAACCTCTTTATAGTTCGCTTGGGGATTTGACCAAGAGTATGCGAAAGGCTTTGCAGAAGTGTGGGATTGAAAACGCAAAACCGCTGCATTCGTTTCGTTCTACGGTTGCGACTGAACTGCTTTCCGGTGAGTCTTCAAATCCGGTTCAGGTGCAAAAGCTTCTGCGTCATCAGTCGATTCAAACAACGATGAGTTACCTGAATTCAGATCATTTGCAGCAAGTCGATCTCGTCAATAAGTTAGGCAACACTGGCGGAAACACTGGCAAGAAAAAATTGAAAGAATCTAGCAAGCCTAGTATTCGTCTAGCCTACAGCCGAAAACGCTAAGGTGACTGTTAATCATTGGGTCGCTGGTTCGAGTCCAGCTTGGGGAGCCACTTCCAGCCGATTTGTGAAACTTCCGGTAAGTGGCGGTTTTGCCTATCCGCCAGTGATTGCCTCTTTTATTTTTTTTGCCTTCCTGACTTTTCGATAAACGCCCACACCTGCCGCTGCCATTGGCAACCCTACTGCTGTTAAGATTAGCTCAACGCCACCGGATTCTACAGCAGAATTGAAATATTCAAAAAAGATTTCCATTAGTAACTCCAGATCATTAAATCTTCTCTGTCATCTAAATGCAGGAAGCGATTGCTTCCGGTAAATGAGAAGCCATAGCCACCAAATAAATTCATTTGAATAGCAATCTGAAGAAGTCGCGCACCGTCACCATTCCAGCAGGCTATGTCCACTGCTCGGCCTAACACATGATAGCCTGTTGAAGTTGAACCGTTTTTGTTTTTCGCTCTTTCAACTGGATGTTCTGGCGAGCGAAAGGCTGAAGTCAGTCTGATAGGTTTTCCGTAATGCTGCCGCAATGTTTCGAGCTTCGTCAAAAAAACTTCGGACATGCCGCATTCACCCGTAAATTTGCACTTCAGCTCGTCTCTCGAAAAATGCTCAGAGTGGTCAATAAATTCCATCAAGTCTCCTTTTCTGGGTAATCAATACACTCTTGTGAATACATCTCGCCAAACGCTTCTCGTTGAGGTAACGACATAAGCTGAAGGTCTACATATCTGTGATTTTCGCGGTAGTGGTCGATGACACAACTACAAAGCTGAATGGCGGATTGCATGGCGAGATTGGAAGTCATGCCCTGCATTTGATAAGTGGGAGCGAGTCGAAGAGAACACTGATAGGCCCAAGAAACCAAGTGAAGTGTTTTGTACTCAACAGGAAGAGCAAATGCTGAAGTGGTAAGCAGCAAGGCCAAGCCTGAGAGAATCGGTTTCATTTTTTTAGATTATCCATTTTTTGACTTAGCTCACTAATCGCAACGGTCATGTTGGTGAGCGTTGTGTTGAGCTTTTCGTGAACTGCTAAAAGCTGTTGAGACTGCGCGGCCTGAAGGTTTGCGAGCTTTTCAGTAGTGGCTTGCTGAAGCTGAGAATTTTCTCGTAATAGTTCGCTGACGCGAATATCGCTTTCAGAATCCTTCGTTAGCCAAATATTTCGCTCCTTTTCAAAACCTCTTAATAAAAACACGATCAACCAACCGCTGAAGGTGAGAGAAGCCATGCCAAAACCTAAATCTTGGACTAATTGAATCATTGTGTTCGGTTCTGCTGGCATTGCTCGGCCTCAGTTAATCATTTGAAATTCGTAGTAAATCAAACCTTTGCTGTTGTCTATCTTAGATTCAGAACTACTATCGCTACTGCTATCGGAATTCACTTGTATTTAGTACGGGTTGGTTGCCGATGTAACTCATTTAGTGTCCGTTGGATTCATTGGATTTCTTGGGGTTAGCGGAAGATAGTGACAAACATATATTCAGCATCAATTACGGTATTAGTTCCCCATTCACGATTAAAAATTTGAATTGATGATGAGGATATTGCAGCAGTCGTAACTGTTGATGTAGTGCTCTGGTAAGTAGTTGTTGCTTTCCCAGATGTCCCAACTACACAATAATTCGCATCCGGCATTGCAGTCGCAAAATTTACTGTGTAGTCTCCTGATCCGTTGTCGGAGATGCTTGCAACATTATAAGCGGCACGGATCGCGACTGTTCCCGTTCCATTAAAATTCACCCACGCACGGCATAGTTGACCTGCTACCAGACCTGGACTGAGTGCTTTAGTTGATTTGTAGAAACTAATTGGTTCACCACCAGCAATGCCAACACCGTCTGTATCTAACCCTGCTGAGATCACCACTGAACTAGCACCTACAGATGAAACCGTTGTGCCTGGCGTAATCCCCTCGCCAACTACATAGTCCCCTGCTGAAATTCCAGAGACAGATGCCAGATTGATTGTTGTTGCAGTATCGGAATGAGATCCGCTGAATGTGGTATGTGTGCCCTGAACTTCGGAGGTGCTTGCGTATGCAGCACTGTTGAGACTTACCGCACTGCCCAAAGTTATTGCAGAACCAGACTCGGTAGCTAGACTCACACTGTTTAACTGTATCTCTCCTGCCATTTTATGCCCTTAAATTTTTAAGTTCAGTAAGCGTTGTACAAGTGTCTACCTGTGTGGGTAAATCTCTAAGAGCCTGTTTCTGCGCTACGATGTCTGCTGTGTCTGCACCTGTCTCCAATGCCCTCTGATACTGCACATCCAAGTCCTGCAACTTTGGCATTCGTTCCTGCCGTAACCGATCTGCTGTAACCGTTTTTGCTTTGTTAAGGTTTACCGTTATCATTATGCCCCATAGCCATCAGGTTGACTGAAATCTGCTTCCCAGGCTGAACGAAATGATCTGTCATAATTCCCATCGTCATCTGTGGGTAAATCATCTGTAGTAATAAATTTAAACGGTTTTTCACTGGGCACATCCTTAACTGCAATTTCCTCCAAGGTTAGTCCAGTGTTTGGTGCTGGGTGTAGCACCGAAATGCCACCATCCTCATTCGGGTAAATCACTAATCTGTTTGTCATATTTTAAATCACGTTTAGAGTTCCGGTAATATCTAGCGCTGAAGCATTAGTAAAATTTGCATATCCGCCAGCAACGACCAAAGTTCCAGCCATCGTCACTCCACCACTACTAAAGCTGGTATTCCCCACATACATCCGGTTGGTCCCAGCAGTAATCGCTAGCGAATCCGAAACCGTTGAGCTGTGTTCGATATAGCTGCTTCCAGAGCCACCACCTCCACCAGCAGAAGCTTCCAAGCTGATCAGTCCAGTAGCGTCATCATAGGTTAAAACATAATTGTCCTGACTCGCCCCCACGGTTTGGTCTGCGTCAAAGGAAAAATTTCCAATTGAAACGTTACCCGTACCGTTTGGGTCTAACGTGATATTTCCGTCTGTATTAGTGCTGCTGATCGTGTTGCCGTCGAGTTGCAGATTATCGACTCGCAAATCAGTGACGGCTGAGGTTGTTCCAACCGTCACACCATCAATCGCGCCTCCGTCAATATCAACCGAATTAGCCGCTTGCGTTGAAATTGTCCCAAGTCCAAGATTTGTCCTCGTTGTGCTTGCGTCACTGCTCGAAATTGCACCGGAAACCGTTAGATTTCCGCCAACGGTTACTGCCCCAGAAGCTGCGGTTGTGGTCGCTGTCAGCGTAATAGTGTTGCCATTGAAGACTTGGACTTCATTGACTTTTAAAATGCTCATATCAACTCAACGAATTCAAAGTTGTAGTCATAAATTTGTGAGCCTTGTTGAGAATACGCGAGTGTTGGTGGTTGCAGGAATGAGCCAAAGACGGAGCTGCTGGTTTGGTAGCTGATGATTTCCGCAGCTACTGGTTGCATTCTCAGTCCAGAAAAAACCTTGCTTGCGGTTGGCCTATCGGCTTCTAGCACTTGAACACTTCCAGCAAACCTTCTGCGAATCTCGCCCAAACGAAAGACCAATCCAGAGTCTCTTTCCTGCTGGATTCCGGTTGAATCGTTGCCTTCGGTCATGCCCACGCTTGGATTGTAGGTGTCCAGCACTGCACCAGCTCTTATGGTGTTGACAATCACAGGTAGAGTCATGGAAGTGACGGTAAAACTCGAATCGCCTCCTGTGGTCAATTGTAAATCGGTGCTTCCGGTTCCGTCACCAGTGATGCGGTTGATTTGAGCCGAATTGACAAACGTCCCAAGTTTGATTTGTGGATAATCCGCATGATAAATGTTCGCACTGCTCGCTTGTAATCTCCCCAACTGGCCTGAAGAGCCTGTGACCCATCCGTTGATTGTGCTTTTGACGTCTGTTGAGTTAGAGAAAGCCAGTTCAACCGTATTCGTTGAGGTTGGACACGTTGCAAATGCGGATTCGTTCCAGTGGGTTCTGTCGTTCAGCAGATAAGCTTCTGAGAGTGTGTAGCTATTCGAAAAGCTTTCAGAACTCAGAGTTGAACCTCCTGAATCCTTAAACGTCATGGTCAGCGATTCCGCGAGATAAGAAACAAAGATTGCACTGGCTCCTTCACAAGTCACCGTGACGGTTGGGTTGGTTGTGCTGGCAATGTATGGCTGCTTAGGAAAATTATTCTCAACCTTTGCAACGGCATAGTCAGCAGATAAATTTCCGGCTGAACTCGAAACGTTCGTAATTAGGTTGGTGTAAATGAACTTCATTCTTGTCTTACGAAATCTAGTTCAGAAGGTCCGCTGATTGTCGTTTCCTCTGAATCAAATGAATAAATCACTGAAGTGATTGTGATAATGGATTTCAAGCTTTGCCTCGCATCTATGCAGGTTACTCGGTAGCCCAAAAGCCAATCGTTCTTGATTCCAAAAACTCTAGCGGTTGAAATTGGTGAACCTTCGCTAATCAAAATGGCTCTTAAAAACTGAAGAACTTTTTCTTCACTTGTGCTGAGTGCATCGTACTTTTGGCTTTCGCCATACGTCAGATTATCGACTCGAACAACTTTGTTTTCCTGCCCTAGCGTCACGCTTTCAGGATAAGGCGTGTTGAATTCGTACTCGCTGGTGATCTCTTTAATCGGAAACGCTGGTTGAACTTGTAGCGCCAGCAACTCTGGACTTCTGACCGTTTCAACAGAAGAGCCGGTTTGAATTCGATTAATGAGTCGCAGATCCGTTCCGTCAATCTGTAACAACATATTTGCGCTTTTGGCAACATCTGCGGCAAAGTCCAGCAGTGGCTCATTTCTTGAGGAAGCGATTGCCATTTCTAAGGACTGTAAATTTCAATATCTGAATTCACCGTTGCGACGGTCACTGAGCGTATAATCAATTCACCGGATGTTGTGATTTCTACAGTCACACCTTCTCTGATTTCTGCTGGTGATTCAACTATGGTCCGAGCCGCAACGGTTGTGTCAGTGGTATAGAAGGTTCCTGAGTTAATCATTGCAGTGCATTGTCCAGGTTCAGTCCAAGCTGAGTCGCTACATAACTAAAAAAACTCGCCAATGTGGTACCTCTTGTTGATACACCACTAATCGACAAAACACCTCCAGTAGTGGCTCGGTTGAGCTTAATCACTGTTGAAGTTGGAGCAACGCCTGAGTTTCCACTGGCGTCATACCACTGGCCAGAGTTTGAATTCGTAGAGTAGATCAGAACCCCATCTTCACGAATTTCAATTGGATTGTCTGAGTCGTTTGTTGCGTCCAGGTCTAAGCTCGGATTGGCAACCTCATCATCGCGCTTTTTAATCACTGGCGTTTGCTCGTTCACTAATCCCCAACTGAACGGTAAGCGAAGTGGGATTCCAACTCTGTGCGTTTCTCCGTCACTGGTGAAGGTTCCAGCCGTACCAACACCGGAACTGACCTGAATGAAATCACGGTCTTGCAGTGTGAACGTATTGGCTCCCGTTCTCGTCACATAATAATAATTATCAGCAGTGACTCCTGAGTATTCGAGGTTTGCTCCATAGGTGTCCATCTTCTCAAAGATCACCACTTGGCCCGTAGAAAAGCCGTGTGCGTTTGCAGTAATTTCAACCGGAAGTCCGCCACCTGGGACACTGATTCCTTCAACAAAAGTAAACGATTCCGATAATGTAAATGGTCGCGCACCTAACGTGTATTCGGTGTCTGTCAGTGCAAAGCTGATTTCGGTTTCACTGATCGTCTGCAAAAAAATCTGACCATCAAATAAATTTCTACCGTCTTCTCCCCATTGAATCGTGCAGTCGTAGAGTCTAGGCAATCGGACCAAGTCTTCGTATCGGCTCAAACCAAACGGATGGTCAGCGTCTAGGTGGTCATTAAATAATGTGAGGTTGCCGAATTTGACTCCAATTTTTCCACTGTCCTCAACTTGCCCAAGTTCCAAACTCGGCATTCTCTTCACAACAGGACGCCAAAAATACTCGCCAGCAAAACCTCGCTTAGAGCAACGGTAGCTGATTCCGTCAACCGTGATCGTGACTAACAACTGACTCATTAGATATACCTAGCCGGAACGTATTGGTCGCCTTGCCTTCGCGTTCTCTCGCGTAATTCGCTTCTAAACTCTTCAATACCTGCTTTGGTTTGGCCTTTCATGTCGGTAAATACGTTAACTTCTGTATCGTTCTCTCGAACCGCAACAATCAATTCTGCCAGAAGCCTTTTCACCTCTGGGTCTGAGGTTGCGTTGATTGCGGCTGAATCGTTAGAGTTGAGACGGTTCAGATTGCTCACGCCATATCTACGAACGGTTTCTGGGGATAGAATGTATTCGCCAGGTGAGAGCATGGCTGGGATCGTGTCCATTGGGTCTGGGACTAATCCGCCTTTTCTGAATGAAAAGTTAGCAATTTCGTCAAATTGGTATCCACTGTTTTCATACGGGGATCTTGCACCAAATAATCGAGCGTAAATTTGGGCCGTTGATAAATCTGCTTGATTTGAAACAATAAAAAATCCCGTTTGTCTGCTGTCAGTGGGTTTGGCAATGAAAAAATTTGTCAGATCCGTTCGACTCGCTATATTTTGACCCAACCCATGTGTCCCTGTTTGAAATTGCCGTTGTAATTCACTGAGAAGCGACTGCAATGAATAATCATCAAGTCTTGGATAACTTCCATAAAAGGAGCCAGTGCCAAGTGTGTTTGTAAAACTCAAATTTAATGGTGGATAACTAACAACAGAACCACCTCCTCCACTTGATCCTCCAGTTGAACTGTTTAAGAATTCAGTTGAGGCGTTAATGGATTGAATCAGTCCACTAATTGCTAAGTTAATCGCAGAACTTAACGAATTAAAAGAATCCGTCACAGAAGAGGTATTCAGGCTAACGGTTGGAGTGATTGTCCCCAAGTAAGGCGTTCCAGCAGTGGCGGTTGGGGTAATGGTTCCAAAGTTTAACCTGCTCGTATCAACCTTAAACATGCTTGTTGACATAGCTAGCGAGAGGTCAAGATTACTAGCATCTAAACTGAAGTTCTCACTGGTAAGCTCAATGGTTCCGCCTAATCCGGTGGTGCTGATAGAAATATCGTCACCTGTCAGAGTCAATGGAATCTCAGTCACTTCTGTGATGAACTCAACTTGCTGTTGAGCAAATGCTAGTGATGCTGCTTTTATATTTACAATCAGTTCATTGACCACTTCTGCAAAGTCATCATCTAAGACACTTAGCATCTCTTCCAAATCGTTTGACAAGTTACTGCTGGCCTGAATCGGTGCATTGAATCCAGTTTGCAATCCTAGTCCGGTCAGGTCGCCAAGAACTGATTCAAAAATATCAGCATAGGTTGTTGATGATTTGAAAACGTTTCTGGCTGCGGTGAGGTATTCGTTGACGAAGGCTTGCAGTGCTTTTATATCGTCTTCCGTTGCGTCCTGGTCAAAAGCATTTTCCAGCAAGCTTTCGTAAGTGTCTTGTGCAAGAGAGAATGTCTCTTGTGGTGAGGCAAGATTGAAATCACTGAAAAGCAGCTCGTTGACTTGATCGAAGAGTCCTTGAACCAAATCAGCAATGTTCTCAATCGTTCTTTCAAAATCTCGAAGCAGTGCTTGCAACCCAGATTCAATGTTTTGCAAAGCAATCAGGTTGGCTTCTCGCTCGCGTTCTTCATTAAGTTTTTGCAGCTCGCTGATTTGTAGATTGTAGAGTTCAAGTTGTTTTTCTTCAGCCGCTTCAATTTGTCCTAATAATTCTGCTCGACGCTCTTCACTTTCAATTAAGGAAAGTAAAGCCTTCTGGCTTTCCAGTGCAGCCATCGCTTGTTCATGCAGAGTCTCTATTTGTTCTTCTGCACTCAACTGTTGAAACTGAATGGATCTTATCTGCTCTTCTGCGGTTTCAAAGATTTTGTCAGAAACTGCTTCAAATCCTTCAGAAATATCAGTTGATGATCCAGCAATCCCACCAACCAACTCCTCAATTGCTATTTCGGCATTTGCTACTGCAAGCAGAATCGCAGAGTCCTCACGCAGAGTTTCACTTCCTGCTGGACCTGTCATGATGGGATTATAATTTTCAACAAAGTCTTGGTAGCTGCTATAGGTGCCTCGCTGAATCATGCTCTCAAGCATTTGAGCCGCATTTGCAAAAGACTCCATAAAGTCCGGTGAGTCTCCATAGGTTGCCGCATAATTAACCCCAATCTGTTTGATTAAGGCATCAACGGAATCCCTAAAAGCAATGATGGTTGCCTGAATATCTCCTGAAGCTTCAGCGGTTGCGATTAGATTTTGAACAACTGCGGATCTCTCAGAAGTCAATGAGTCCAGGCTAGAAATTGCAGCCAACACTGCTTGCTCGGCATTTGTTGGTTGACTGCCTCCACCAGCCGCGCCACCAAGCGCCTCAATGTCTCTGGTGAATCCGCCACCGCCATAATAGCTATTTGGTCCAATGCCTAAAGAATCCGCGAGGTTTTCAATGGCATTGCCTGCGCCTTCGAGCAACGCCTTGACTAGCCGATTGATGGCACTGATTAAATCGCCAAGTAAATCAAGAAATGGGTCAAGAACCTCAAACAGAATCGTGAAGTATTCTTCTATCGCAGCGGCAACCTTTTCGTTGCTCAAGACAGCCTCTATTCCGGCATTGACTAAGCCAGCAATTCCACCACCAGCCGCACCATAAGCTTGGCCCACTTGTCCTGCTCTGGACGCATTGGGACCAGCGCCAAATGTTCCACTAACGATAGTATCTCCGACTGCATTGACGTATTGCTCTCTGGCCTTTGCCTGTTTTTCAGCATTGCTCAACTGCTTTTCTGTTTCGTCGGTAATGTCTTGCTGAATGCCAAGAAACCTTCTCAGAGAATTTAGAATGCCATCATAAATGTCGATTTTTTGCAGACGGTTCAATTCTTCTTGCGCTTTGTTAATGGCAAATTTTGCGTCCAGAATTTTTTGTTCGAGTGCTGCGCCTTCTTCAGAAATTTGTGCGTCCTTGATTTTTAATTGGTTGTAGTCTCTTTGAGCTTTGATTGCGGCTTCAACAATCTCAACAATCTTTGAAAGTTCCGTAATGTATTGTTGTATAGGTAACAATTCATCTGAACCAAAAATTGTTTGATTAACGAATTCTGGATCTTTATCCAAAAGACGATTGACATCAAAAAGAATTTTATTAATCTCTTCAGTTAGTTGAGGCCCATACTTTTCGATATCTGTCAAATAGCCTTCAAGACTTTTGATTGTCTCCTTAAAAAATGCTGATTCATACGTTTTGGACTGCATTGCGCCACCACCACCTCCACCTTTCGTCAAATCAACAATTGCTCCTGAAGTTTCATCCGCTTGGTCTTTGGTTAAACCCAACTTCTCAATTAATAGATCCAATCCGCCAGTAATATCCGCAATGTAAAACCCCAAAGCTGCTAGTGCTCCAATGACATTGGTTTTTGATGCAGCTCCTAGCACCTTCATTGCGGTTGCGGTGTCATAAATCGCACGAATGACTTTTGGAGCAAAAGCAACAGCAAACCCGACAGCGGCGGCTTTTAATACTCGCGCCAACTCGTCAATGTTCTCAGCCAGAGCAGAGATAACACTAGCAATCGTGTTAAAAAATCCGGTGCTTTTCTCAAAATTTCCAACTAGCAAAATGAATGCGTTATTCAGTCGAGTAAATGAGGTTGAAATGGTGTCTTGTGCCTCGCCAAACTGTTCGTTGATCGCGTCAGCAGAGCCAAGGATTGCGTCTTTAAATAGCTGATTCGTTAGGTTGCCATCTGTCACAAACTTCTTCAGACTTCCAGCCGTAAGTCCAAGTTGCTTTTCCACTTCTCGCAGCAAATTCGGCATTCCGTCAATCAACGAATTAAATTCTTCCGCCTGAACCTTTGGCGAGTTCAAAGCTTGCGCGAGTTGCAGCAATGCGCCCGAAGCTTCAGAACTGCTAGTTCCGGCTGCGGCTAAAGACTTTGCTACAATGTCAGTAAGTCGAATGGTTTCAGCTTGGGATGATCCTAGCTGGTCAGCGGCAATTCTAAGGCGAGAATAAAGCTTCGTGGTGTCTTCAATTGCGGTTCCGGTAGTCTGTGAGACTCGGTACAACTCTTTTTGAACAGCAGTAGCTTCAGCGGCTGAATTAGTTGCAATGCGAATTTGATTGGCAAAACGTGTGAAGGTGTCTGCGGCTTGTGCAATCTGTTGAATACTGATCGCAGCAAACAGAGCAGAAGCGGCATTCTTTGCAGACTTGAAAGCCGATTCCATTTTATTGGTTGAGTTCGCCACTCGGTCCATTGCAGAAGACGATTTTTTCAGTTCGCCTTCAAGCCTGCCCAAACGATTAATGGCGTCACGAATCTCTAATTCAATTTCAATCGTGGATGCAGCGTTTGCCATTATCGTTTTCTTCTAGGCTTTGGGGTAGGTCGAGCGGTTGCGGACTTTTTCTTCTGAAGGTCGCGCTTCCTCTCGTTCTCTTGCTTTCTGTGGCTAGTGACTTCTCGGTCAATTGTCACTAAAGCCGAATAGACTTCTGGTGTGTTGGTCTGGTTTCTTC